GATATATGTAGAAGGTGATGCTAATCAACTAGAATATATTGATGTAGAAATAATTGCTGAAGATCCTACTGAAGATAAACTATGTTACAATCCTGATAAGGATGAATATCCTTTACCAGCTTATATGTGGGGAACAGTTAAGTAGTTAATCTTTACTAAAGATTTCTTAACTATGAGATAGCAAGTATCTGATACTACTAACGATAGTAAGGATGATACTTAGAATGTAATGAATTAGAATGTTAACAGAAGTATAAGACGATGAATGAATTAAATAAATCAGCTAATAAAACGGTATCTTATACTATACCTTCATTCTATAACCATTACTTAAGTAGTATAGAACCAGATACAGTATACGATATAGATTATACTACTTATAGAAAGATAGTAACAGACTACTTTTATCACTTAAGAGATTAGTTATTAGAAGAAAGTAAAGAAGTTAAATTACCTTATAGAATGGGTAGTATACAAATAGTAAAGAAACAACCTAAACATTTAGACGGTAGAAGTCTTAGAATAGATTATAAAGCTACAAAAGAATTAGGTAAACTTACTTATTTACTTAACGAACACTCAGGATTCTATAAGTATAGACTTTATTGGAATAAATAGGATATGCTAGTGTCTAATAAGAGTAAGTATTAGATTGTACTTACTAGAGCAAATAAAAGACATCTAGCACAAATAATTAAATAGAATATTCACGATTACGAATAGCAGCCATGATATATAAAATGACAAGTAGTAAAGCCGTGATTGCTAAAGTAATTGCGGACTTAGGTTTAAATGAAACTGAAATACCTATTACAGATATACGTCAATGGATTGGAGAGGCTTTAATGAATATAGGTTCAGTTAATCAACTAGATCATAAAGTAGAAGTAATACCTATCAATGGTTATTAGGCTAAGTTACCATGTGATTTAGAAAGATTAAATAGTGTAGCTTACTCTACATGTGATTGTGGTGGTTGGATACCTATGAAGAAGAGTACAGGTACATTCAGTGTTTATGACAGAAAAGATAACTGCGATTGTTGTAATATGATTATACATGATGATGTATTAATACCATTAGTAAAGAACCTTCATAATCTTACTAAAGATAAAGACGCATTAGAAATACTTAATAAAGATACTAATACTAGATAGACACTTAGCACATTAATTAATAATTATACAGTTTGTAGCAAAAATGGTAGATTACAGCACACTAGTTTTAATGGTACTAATTTCAGTTATACGCCACAATATGATGTCAAACCAGGATATCTTATCTCAAATGTCCCAGAAGGATATGCAAAAATCTCATATCACGCTATCTACACTGATGAAGATGGCATGCCGATGATGCCAGATGTATAGTCTTACTTTGAAACTTGCTTTTGGTATTGTGCACAAAAGATTCTTTATATTAAGTATATAAAAGGAGAAGTACACAGATAGTTGTGGATAGATGCTAAGAACTCTTATAACTTCTATAGAAAGCAAGCATATGCTGAATCTTTGATGCCTAATCAAGATGAATTAACTAATATTAAGTATACATAGAATACATTAGTTCCAGAAATGGATGAAGAACGTACTTTCTTTAGTACTACTGGTGATAGACAATAGATTTACAATTAGAATTATAATAGATTATGGAGATAAATAGCCAAGTAAATACATTTATTGGTGGTATGAATATCGACAGTGATATTACTATGCTAGCTGATAACTAGTATAGATGGGCTGAGAATATTCGTTTACTCACAGATAATGCTGGTACTACAGGTATTCTATAGAATATAGAAGATGTAAGATAGTACGAAGGTGGTATTGAAGCATCTGAAAATATACTTGGTACAGCAGTAACTAGGTGGTACAATTCTACTAAGAAGATAGTAGAAGAATGTGGTATAGTAGTTACTATGGAATTATATGAAGGAACTTATATTAACAACATATGGGCTATAACTGATTTCAACAGTATTAAACCTACTTGGACTTTAGTAGTATCTGCTGTTATGAATCTAGTTAATAAAGTAGCTATCGTTACTAATTATGAGTCAGATAAAGTAAGTAAGATATATATATCTGATGGTACTTCTTCTATTAAATGTATTAATATATCTGCTCAATATAAGACAGATAAAACTAATCATATAGAAGATGATACTTACTTTGATCTACTACCAAGTTCTACTATTGCACCGTTTAAGTTTATTGAATTAACATCTGGTAATTTACCAGCTGGTATGATACAATATTGTTATCAATTATTTAGTGTACATGGCGGAGAAACATCTACTTCTTCATTAAGTCCTATGATACCTATATCGTCTAGTAATTCAAATTCATCTAAAACATTTAAAGGTGATAGACAAGGTGAGAGTACAGATAAAGGTTGTATGTTACAAGCTACTTTGTTTAATGATGGTAGATTTGAAAAGATAAGAATCATTAGTATTCAGTATACTAGCAATACTCAAACTCCTAAAATATATGTAATTAATGAGTTAGACTTACCTAAATCTGAGGATAATGTAATAACATTTAATTACAATGATGTTGGTAGTAGTTACGTTAATGAATTAAGTATAGAAGAATTTAATGATCTTGTTCCATTTGAATTTAATGCTAAGAGTATAGCAAAAATGGATAATAGATTGTTTGCTTCTAATGTGTAGGAGTTAACTTGGGATGTAGATTATGATGCTAGAGCATATAGATGTAATAGTAATGGTATTATTAAATTAAACTCTAGTATAAGTAATCAAGATATTACTACTACTTTTCAAGAATTAATTAGCCCAGAAACAGATTTAGTTATACCAGAAGAACATGATTGTATAAACCCAATGAATAGTTCAACGGTATATCCTAATAATCCAACAGATGAATATGCATTTGGATATGATGATAATGGAATTATTAGAGGTGGTAGAGGTTTAAATATTAGTTATAGATTTATTATAACAGATTTGATAGAGTCTGATAATACTCCAGTAGTTGATGATGAA